TGATATGACTTATCTTTGTAATCGTATTGATCGATTATTTGGAGACGGTGAACATAAGAAATTATCTCCATGGAAAATGTCTGATGTGAGAGAGTGGAATGCACAAGGTTATCAAAAGAACATGGCATACACCTTATATGGAATTAACATTGTTGATTACTTGGACTTATATAGAAAACATACATTTGTTAATCAAGAGAGTTATAAACTTGATCATATTGCAAATGTAGAGTTAGGTAAAGGTAAATTAGATTATTCTGAGTATGGAAATCTTCACACACTTTACCGAGAGAATTATCCAAAGTTCCTTGAGTATAATGTCAGGGATGTAGTTCTTATTGAAGAGTTAGAAGAGAAGTTAGGATTGATTGAATTAATCTTAACGATGTCTTATAATGCAAAGTGTAATTTTAATGATACATTTGGTATGGTTAAGTATTGGGAAACCATTATTTACAACTTCTTAAAAGAACAGAACATTGCAACACCACCACAACAACTTAGAAGAGATGGAAAGACTCATTCGATTGTCGGAGCTTATGTAAAAGAACCACAAGTAGGTGGTCATAATTGGGTAGTGTCATTTGACTTGAATAGTCTTTACCCTCACCTGATAATGCAGTATAACATTTCTCCTGAGAAGATGATTAAAGGCAAGGCCGATATAAGTGTCGCAAGTGTCCTAAGCCGTGATTTCAATCGAGAGGTAGAATTAAGGAAACTTTCCGCAATTTCAAATATAGACAACTTTACGGTAACACCTAATGGGGCAGTGTTCAATCGAGACAAACAAGGTTTCCTTCCCGAACTCATGGAAAAATTCTATGATGAAAGAAGTATGTGGAAAAAGAAAATGATTAAGTATCAGGTTGAATATCAGAGTGCAGATGCAGAAAGAAGAGTTAAACTAGACACCTTAATTAAACGAGCTTATAACAACCAACAAGTTAGAAAGATCGCCTTAAACAGTGCATACGGAGCTCTTGCAAACCAATACTTCGCATTCTTTAATGTTGATCTTGCAGAGGCAATCACAACCTCAGGACAGATGGTGATCAAATGGGCAGAAAAAACTATTAATGAATACCTTAATAAGATTCTTCAAACAGAGGATGAAGATTATGTGATTGCAATGGACACCGATTCAGTATACATTACACTTGATAAATTAGTATCACAAGTGTTCGATGAAGACACTCCAAAGAATAAAATTATCGATTTTTTAGATACGGTTGCAAAAGAACGAATTGAAGATGTATTGACAGATGGATTTAAAGACCTTGCAGAATACACCAACGCGTTCCAACAAAAGATGGATATGGGTAGAGAGGTAATTGCAGATAGAGGTATTTGGACTGCAAAGAAGAGATATATTCTTAATGTATATGATTCAGAGGGTGTTAGATATTCCGAACCGAAACTTAAAATGATGGGTATTGAAACTGCAAAGAGTTCTACACCACAATGGATTAGAGGAAAATTAACCGAAGCATTTAAATTGGTTATGACAGAAGATGAAGAGGTGTTATGGGATTTTGTAGAGAATGCACGAAAAGAATTTAGAAACTTACCACCTGAGGAAGTAGCATCACCGAGAGGAGTTAATAATCTTGAACAGTATACAGATGCGTCACACATTTATGGAAAAGGAACACCAATTCATGTCAGAGGGTCTTTGTTATTTAACCATCAACTGAAAAAGAAGAATATTGATAAACGATATGAATTGATTAAGAGTGGAGATAAGATTCATTTTGCATATCTTACAGTTCCAAACCCGATAAATGAAAATGTTATCTCATTTATAAGTGTTTTACCACACGAATTAGATTTAAAACGGTTTATTGATTATGATAAACAGTTTGATAAGGCATTCATTGAACCATTGAAAGCGGTTATTAACTTAATTGATTGGAATGTTGAACCTGTAGCAAGTTTAGATTCGTTCTTTCAATAAATAGAATAGGGTATGTAATGAATCCATTTATATATAAAGCTAAAGTATTAAGAGTAGTTGACGGTGATACCATTGATGTGATGTTAGACCTAGGCTTCAACTTTTTTCAGAAAGGACGAGTAAGACTCGTTGGTATCGACACGCCCGAAAGCAGAACAAGAGACAAAGTAGAAAAGAAATTTGGAAAGCTTGCAAAACAATTTTTAGTAGACTGGATAGAACAATACGATCACATTTTAGTTGAGAGTTCTGCTAAAGGAAAATTTGGGAGAATACTAGGAAATCTATACGATCCTGAGAAGAAAGAATGTTGGAACGAAATGGCTATTGAAGCACATCATGCAGTTCCATATCATGGACAAAGTAAAGACGATATTAAAAAGGGTCATTTAGAAAATAGGAAGTGGCTCATTGAGAACGGACTGGGGCCAGAGTAATGGAAATTATAGCAATGGACATAGTGTATGTTATCCTCATAGGAATAATTTTTGCATGTCTCTTATGTATGGAAGTTCAGATAAAATCAATTAAGACTATGATTGAAGAAAGATGGTTAGATCACCAAGAACCATTAAATGGCCATAAACCCAAAGAAAAAGACTAAAACCCTCTAGTCAAAATCAACAATATATATTATAATGGATATACATTATGAGAGGTGGATATGTCATTTATAAAAGACTTAATCAAATCCAGTGGTAACGAGTATGCAAGTCTCGTATCAGAAGGTGTAGCAGCTGGTGATGTAGATTCATTTATTGATACTGGATCATACATTTTCAATGCACTTTTAAGTGGTTCACTATACGGTGGACTACCATCAAACAAAATCACAGCACTGGCAGGGGAATCTGCAACAGGAAAAACTTATTTTGCTTTAGGAATTTGTCAAAAGTTCCTTGAGGATAATCCCAAAGCTGCAGTTGTTTACTTTGAGAGTGAATCTGCATTATCAAAAGATATGATTGAATCAAGAGGTATTGATTCTAAACGAGTCATAATTGTTCCAGTAGTTACTGTTCAAGAGTTTCGTAATCAATCGTTGAATATCTTAGACAAATATCTAGAAACAGAAGAGTCTAAAAGACCACCTATGTTATTTGTAATAGATTCACTTGGTATGTTATCAACTACCAAAGAGATTGAGGATACCGCAGCTGGTAAAGAAACTAGAGATATGACTCGGGCACAAATTGTTAAAGGAACATTCAGAGTCCTTACATTAAAACTTGGTCGTGCAAAAGTTCCTATGATTGTAACTAATCACACTTATGATGTAATAGGTTCAATGTTCCCACAAAAAGAGATGGGTGGTGGTAGTGGTTTGAAGTATGCAGCTTCATCTATAATCTATCTATCTAGAAAAAAAGAAAAAGATGGGAAAGAAGTTATTGGAAATATCATACATTGCAAGAACGCAAAATCTAGATTAACCGTAGAGAATAGAATAGTCGATGTCAGATTAACTTATGACAAAGGACTTGATAGATATTATGGTCTATTAGAAATGGCACTTGCATTTGACATCTTTAAAAAGTCTTCAACAAGGGTTGAACTTCCAAATGGTAAAACAGAATTTGGTAAAACAATTAATAACAACCCTGAGAAATTCTTTACAAAAGAAGTCATGGATCAATTAGAAACAGCAGCAAACAAATATTTTAGTTATGGAACAGAGATTAGAACAGACAATACTCAGGAACCTAGTTCAGAGTGAAGAATATTCACGGAAAGTAATTCCTTTTTTAAGATCAGAGTATTTCACCGAAAGTGATGAAAAGACTGTATTTTCAGAAATACAGGATTACTTCTTTAAATATACTAAAACACCAACAACTGAGGCACTTCTCATAAATCTTGACAATAATACTTCTCTCAATGAAGTAGTTGTCAAAAATTCAAAATCAGTTGTTAACAATTTTAGTAGAAATAAAGAAGAAACACCACAAGAATGGTTGATTGATGAGACTGAACAATGGTGCAAAGATAGAGCAATCTATATTGCAGTCATGGACAGTATCGAGGTAATCGATAAAACTTCTCAAAGATCAACTGGTGAAATACCCGAACTTTTGAAGGATGCGCTTTCCGTGTCTTTTGATACTCATATTGGACATGATGTATTAGAAGATGAAGAAAAAAGATATGATTTTTATCATACAGACGAAGAGAAACTTCCGTTTGATTTAGAGTATTTCAATAAAGTCACCAAAGGTGGATTACCCAATAAGACATTAAACATTTGTTTGGCAGGAACAGGTGTAGGTAAATCATTGTTCATGTGTCACATGGCAAGTGCAAGTCTTATGATGAATAAGAATGTTCTTTACATTACACTTGAAATGAGTGAAGAAAGAATTGCAGAAAGAATAGATGCAAACATCCTTAACATTCCGATGAAGGAAATTCCCGACTTATCTAAAAAGATGTATAGTAAAAAGATTGATAAGATTAAAGATAAAACCAAGGGTAAATTAATTGTTAAGGAATATCCAACAGCTGCAGCTCATGTTGGACACTTTAGACATCTAATACAAGAATTAGGTATTAAGAAAGACTTTAGACCTGATGTTATCTTTATAGATTATTTAAACATTTGTGCATCAAATAGAATTAGGCCAGGCCAAGGTGCAAACTCATATACATTAGTTAAGAGTATTGCAGAAGAATTAAGAGGACTCGCAGTGGAATATGATGTTCCAATTATGAGTGCAACTCAAACCACAAGAGCTGGTTTTGGGTCAACAGATATAGATTTAACAGATACTTCCGAATCATTTGGATTACCAGCAACAGCAGATTTTATGTTTGCAATGATTACATCCGATGAGTTAGAAGAGTTAGACCAAATGGTTATTAAACAATTAAAAAATAGGTATAATGACCCTACCATATTCAAAAGATTTGTAATTGGTATTGATAGAAGTCGTATGAAGTTATACGATTGTGAACAAGAGGCACAGGAAGAGCTAATTGATTCCGCAGTAGAAGATGATAATGAGACACCAGTTTTTGATAGAGGTAAAAATGAAATTCTTC